GCCAGAAGTTTTAAGAACTTTCTGGTGTGCTATCCGACTCTGTTGGAGGTTAAACCTCTACCAAGGGCCTAGGCGATAAAATCGCCGGACTCCAAAATAGGTGTTGACAAACCTATGGTTCGCAGTCCCATGTTTCCGTAGAACTCAACCTTGTCAGGTTGAGTGCCCACCTCAGAGGAGAAAACCTCTGATGATGTTTTCCTTTACTACTTGTTGGGATCGAGTCTATACCAATAGACCAGAACCCGGATTTAAACTTCCGGAGGTCCCAAGAGAGGGTAAAGGATGCAAACAAATTGGAACTATGAGAAGCACTTTGAGATCACGATATAATCGCCCTAGTTTATTTATCAGCTTTAAAATGCTGGATAGATGACTTCGAGTGATAATCTGGGTCCTCAGTGTGCAGTCTCCGGGCGCTTATTACATCTTGTTGCAGCGTATAAAATCGTTGTGAACCTTATCGGGACCATTATTTACAGTAATGTATTTAAAGGAAACGGTTCGGTTGATTCACAAGTATGTAGCGGGCGTTCCGGTATACACCTCGCAAGGTGTATGCTTAGGGATTTCCGGAGGCCTACCTAAATTGGTACCTGGGGAACTGCGGACTTTAATACGGTCTGCAGACCCGGTTACAATTAGGGCGGTCTTATCGGTCTTGTCCGTCTTCCGAATCATGAAAGTTCGATCAACCCTGAAGCTTGAGACGATCGTCGCTCCTTTTACAGGAGCATGCATGACGATGCCAGTCTGAGAGCTTAATAGGGTGCTAAAGATGTTACCTAAACGGTTTCATCTTAAGCCGTCGAGCTTTCTGGCCCTTAATTCAGCGGGTCCTAACTACAATCCTTCTATACTTGGTTTATCACTGGATGCATTTGCGTTCACTAAAGCTAGTGAACCTTGCGAGGCCTTTATGGCGTACGCTACCTTTCGGCAAATGACCTTCTTAGTGATGCTCTTCGTATAGAGATGGAAAGGGTTAGGGACCTTGAATTAAAGCCAGGCATCTTACCAGTATTAGGTAAGCTGCATGAAAAGGTTGAAGCGGCAGGTAAGGTTCGTGTTTTCGCCATCACTGATGGTTGGACACAGTCCTTACTTTCTGGTCTTCACGATGCTATCTTCGAGGTTCTAAAATTTATACCTCAGGATGGTACGTGAGATCAGGCCGCTCCGTTGAGACTTCTTCAAGATTCCCCGGAAGCGCGCTGGTCGTTCGATTTAACGGCGGCTACAGATCGTCT